CCCTGCTTTGTAGATTCGTTAGTGCTTTCAGCTTGCACCTCTAACATATCTACTTGCACTTTGCTTTGCTTGACCTGAACCTCTTGTTGTTTAATAGCAAGTTCTTGTTGAGCTATATACTCTTCTAGCTGATACTTTTGCACAGCTAATTGAGCTTCTAATTGATCACGCTGCATCTTAACTTGCTGCTCTTGCATTGCAATTTGATTCTTAACTGCCTTATCTTGCATCTCCATTTGAGTAGATGCCATACGAGCTTCAGCTTCTATTTGTGCAATTTGCAACCGCCCTTGCACCTCTTGCATGACTGGATCCGGTGGCGGCGGTTGTTTAGCCGCTTCTTCCTTAGCCTTAATAATCTCGCCCAACGCTTCAAAACCTTGCGTAAACACCGCATCTAATTCCTTGCCCCCCTTAAATCGTTTAATCATATTTTGAAATAAACTCATGCTAAACTGCATCAAAGGTGGGTACTGCTCTACAAGACCTCTCATTTGGTCGAAAAAAGCACCTGTAGTTTGTATAAGCTGCATACCCTCTTGTTGCTGCTGGCTTTCATTTACCGCAACCATAGAATCGGTGTTTACCTGAATACGGTAGGACCGTTCTTTGTTGTCTCGTAGTATAGCAATGATAGCTTGCGCCATTTGCTGCACCTGTTCCTCAGGAGAAGGCATTGGCATTGGAACTGGAGGCTGCATTTCTTGCGGTGGCATACCCTCTTCTTGCGGCATTGGTTCTGGAGCTGGAGCAGGTTCTTTTACTAGTGGCCCTACTACTTCTGCAACATTACCAATATCCAAGATTGTTTCTTCGTCAAATTGCTCTGCAATAATAGCCGATAAATTGCTAACTGCATCGGACACAAACTTAGCAAACATGTTTTGCCTAACAATAAGCCCCATGCTTGACCAAGCATTTTCAAGCCGATTAGCGGTTGCAGACTTGTATTGCTCACTTGTACCTCTTAATAGATCAGATACTTTTAGAGTTTCGTAAAGCTGCCCTAGTGCTGTTTGTCTAGCTGTTTGTAGTACCTGTAAGGCTTCGATATACGGCGCAATGTTAAACCCTTCTACACCATTAGCTAAACCACCACGCTGTTTGTAGCTTGGCCAGTTAGTAACAGGGATGAGTTTAAGGTCGCCGGAAAGAAGCTGCTCTATTTGGTCGCCTAATGTAGAATCATATACACTATTAGTACGAATAGCTTGTGTTACGGCATGAATACGAGTTGTAAGTCGTTCGACCTCTAAAACCTGATCTCTAACATGAGCATAATCGGATACAGGAATAACACTATCGGGGTCATCAGATTGTGTAATAACTGAACAAGGATAAAACTTTTCGTACTTAATTGGCGGCGGCCCTGCCTCAATGATAGGGTTTTCGGCGTCCTTACTAAGCCAATAAACCTTGTCGGTTTCTTCGCACCATATTTCAAATACTTCAGCTTTTCCCTCATATTTGTCATCTTTTCGGCGTATGCTTTTCTTAATAACGTCTGGATAGCTTGTGTATTGCAAAGTATCAGCTACTTCTGCACCAAACATTTCATTAGCTCTTTCACGGCTAAGATATGCTCGTCTAGCTCTCCATTCTATTTCGGCTTCTGTTCTGGCATCAGAGCAAAAATAATCGTTGTATTGAACAATGTCCAAGATCGCTTTTTCGTCAATTTTGCGCTCAACCTCAACAGACACCATGACAAGGTTAGAATCAGTTTCGACAAGATTAGTCGTATCGCCTTCATAGGGTTTGCCGTCTCCTGTCATTAAACCATCAGGTGTTTTTACCAATGCAATTTCTTGCATCACAGTCTCAAACTTTGGTGCGTACCTTGCCCACAATACAGCTTGTCCGGTAAGCAAAAACTGCAATGCGGCTAGATACCCTACTTGATCAAAGCTAAAATGTACGTCCATAGCGTATTGAGTGTTTCGCTCTAAAATGACGCTCCCTAGCTGATAAGGCAAACTTCCGCTACGTTTTCTTAAATCGACTTCTGCTTGTGGGGTTGAGCTGTAATAAGCAGGTAAAAGGGTATTTATGCAGTACCACCACACGTTTATGCGGCGTTCTACATCATTCATTACTGTACGGTCTTTTTGAGCGTTGTATAGTCTTATAGACTCTTCTGCTTGGTCTATAAAAGATTTACGTCTTTCTTCAGCTTCGGATATTTGTGCTTTCCACCACCTCGGAGTATATTTCTTTATAAGGGGTTGTGGGTTTTTCATATCCTTGCCTGTTTTTGTCGTTTCCGAACTTTATTCACATAATCGGCTAAAACTATAACTCCTGGCTGTCTAGCGGCTTCAGTTTGCTCCCATTTGGCATCAATTAACCTAGCCTTGCACAAATATCTCAGCGCATCGCAAGCATGGTCAGGGCCAGTCGTATCGGCATCCTCTGGTTTTCGTTTGTCTATAGCTAAAGATGGTAAAGTTTCTAGCAAATAAGGGCAAGTAGCAAATATAAAGAGCAAAGGATCGGGTTTGTGAACTAATCGCTGTCTAATTTGCGACCATCCCGATATACGGTCGTTGTCAGCTCGTCTAAAGCTAGGATGCTGATACTTAGCAAATACTTTATTAAATTGGTCGTTAATACTAGGGCCACCATCATGAGCAAATATGGAGGGGTCGGCTACTGCAACCACTCCTTCTCCGACAGAGGCACTTGCAATTCTGTCTGCTTGTTGCTCGTTGTCGATTCCTTTACCATGCATTTCTCGATATATGACAATTGCTCCTTTAGGATATGGTACTTCATTGCCAGCGTCATCCCTTCCAGAACTAACAGCACCCCACACAGCAGCAAAAGGACTGCGGTAGCCCCAATCGTAACCCAAGTAGCGAGGCCAGTGTTTTGGAACATTAAAGGGGCTAATAATATGTTTGCTACTAAACTCAGGAAAATAGCTACCTTCATGGATTTCAAAATCTCCTTCTAGCCACGCTCGCACAAGCTCTGGACTACCTACCATATGCAAGCGATCTATGTACTCAGGGTCTTTTGCTAATAGAATCTGATTGTCGTGTACCCTACTTGGTATATAGATATAATCAAAATGTTTTCCATTCGGCAGCTTCTTTTGCAGCATTTTCATGCCTTTTGGAGCAGGCTTAATAAAGAACTCTTTTAGCCAGTGATGCCCTACACCACCAGGGTTAAAGGTAAGGATAATCTGCCCACCACCTTTACCTCGCAAGGCTCCAAATAGCTTCCAAATACAGCTAGGTTCAGCATAGTTACCTGCCTCCTCAATAGCACAATCAGATAGATTTTGCCCCTGATACTTCTCAGCATCACTATCATTAGCTAGTGGCCTAAAACGTAACCTACCGCCGCTAGGAAAGGTAAACTGCTTTTTTTGGTCCTGCCAGTGAGCTTTTAAGGGTAAATATATCTGCTTAGCTCGCTCTATAAGGTCATCTGCTTGGGGTAGTTCTTTACGGAAGAATATAGCGTTAAATGCTTCTCCTAACTGCTCTTGCTTAATAGCAAACTTGCCTAATACGCCGTCAGTCTTACCTCCACCTCGTGCCCCTCCGTAGCCAACTAACGTAATAGGGCAATGAACTAAGGCTTCTTGAGGTCCAGCTTGAGGAGACCAAACAACAAACTCATCCCTGCCGCTATCTAGCTCATCCATTGGCATGGCTTCTTAGGTAAGTATCTAAATCATCCCAAGTAGCAGGAGTTTTGCTTGGTTCAATAATTTCTTGGCACTCAGGACAATCAATAAATGTCTCTTTCTGAACAAACGTAACTACACATTGACACTTATCGCACCTGCATAGCTTTATATCGTCTTTAATCATTATAGCCCCCTTTAATAACAACTGATTCAGTTAAAATCAGTCTAACATTACATTGAGGATTCTGACAGTAAAAGCCAGTCTCGTTCTCACCTCTCTTTATAGAAACCCAACCACACTCAAAACACCGCATCCAACTCTTCAATAAACGCACAAACCCCCCTTACCTTTTCATACTCAAAACGGCTAATCCTATCAGCATCTAAATCCAATTTTCTATTACATTTATACGTTCCGCAATCTACATATTTTAATGTTGTATACGTAATTTTTAACTCAAGACAGCTTGGACACCTCAAAAAACGCCACCCTAACTGCCTACTATTATTCATTAAAAAAAAAGTTCTTGACAAGGTGTTTTTGGGTAGTTTATATATTCAACTTAGCTGGTCGTTGTCGTATTCACAGCTATGTTTTCCCATTTCATCCCTTATCGTGTTCTTAAGGATAAGTCTATATATACTATATCAGTGCCTAGCGGCAGGGTTTATCTCCCCCCCTTCCCCCCACTTAAATAAGTGTGGGAACACTATTCTTCATCATTCGTTAAATACCTTTGTGTAAACTCTTCTTTAGTTAATGGCTTAGAAGATACGACAGCCTTTACCTCGCCTATATGCTCAATTACCTGCTGCTCACTCCAACCTAACTTAGTTTTTAGCAAATGAAGTAATATAGGCGTATTACCATTCATCGCTTCCTGAATTGCTGTACTAGCTAATCCCCTCTGCAATTCACTCTGACCCTCCAAATACTCATCTAAATAATACTTCTTAAATGTATAATCTCGTATCTGTAACGACACACACACCGCATGCTTGCTCAAACCTAATCGACCTAACTCACGAACACTATGACTTAACCTTCTGTCCTTTTTGTGTGTAAGCGATTCCTTCCTCGACCTCTTAGCTGGTAATACTTCGGGATCTGACATGGTGTTTTACTCCTAAATTGGGTTGTACTGTGTGATGGTATATATAGGTACCATCCATCTTTCTTTTTTCAAATCGCTTTGGCTTTCGTTTTCCTACCCCACGGTTTCGTAAACTACTGGAATCATTACCATATTATAGTTTACGAGTAGTGGAAAACTATTAAGCTAACTCCGTAACTAGGCGATATCTCTCAGCATTTCGACAAACTCATCTGGTGTCATGCCTGATACCTCGAACAGCATCACAATCTCTAGTAGGTAGAAGCTTTGCTTGGTACGCTCGCGATACTTCAAAGCATCTGTAGTGAGGCCGAGGAAACTAGCCATCTGGTGGACAGGCCAGCGTAGATGAAGCCTCACGGCCTTATACGGATTGACTAGCCATCCTTGTATCTCATGCCGATACTTCCCTGTCCGCTGCCTTAGCCTATCAATCGTTTTATTAACCCTGTATTCATCGCTCATAACCGTATTTCCACTGTCCATACATGTACACTCCTACCTACCCTACTCTCATTACTGTGAGCTATTGTGTTAGCTAGTGCAAGCCGTGTTTCCAACTATGTGATATTATTACCAATAAAAAAAAGATAAAGAAAAACATAAAAAAGTCGATTCTTACCCTTGAGTTTAATCATCTACTACTGTAGACTGTATACAGTAGTAAAAACAGAGGAGACTAACAACATGAAATTAAACACCAACGACCGACGAGCAATCAAAGCAGTGCTATCCCCTACGATGTATCAGCGGATGTTAGTACAGCGTAATGCAAGCTGCATCTGCGCCGAGTGCTTGGCTATCAATCTGCGTTGCCATGTAAATGACTGTTACACTGCATATGCAGAGAACGCTAGTTATGAGCTATCTGTGTTAGCGATGGAGAACGTGGACGGTGGAATACATTGCGATGACTGTGGCTCTTATATAAGCGAGTATGAGGACTAGGCTAGACCATAGCCCCTCACGAGGGGCCTTGGTGTAGCATGGTGCTACTGATAAGGAGACTAAAACCATGAATAAGAATCTAATAGCAGTAGATCTAACTGCAGCAGCCAAGAAGAACATCAACGACTGGTGTTCAGCCCATGTACCCGCTAACGAGGTAAAGGCAACCGTTGCGGACCTAATCGAGGACGGAATCGACAAGGGCGACTGTCTGCTCCTCGGTGCGATTGAGCAGATTGAACTGTATCTCTCAAAAGATAAAACCCTTGTGCTAACAGAAGCCGACCTAGTGACCGAAGCGTTTACTAGCCGTTCAAAGTACGCTAGCGAGATATATTTCAAGTAGATCTAAGCTAGACCTTAGGCCTCTACGTGAGGCCGTAGGTGTAGCATGGTGCTACGAGTAAAGGAGACTAATAACATGAATAAATACCTAGACACACTTATTAAAGCCGCAAGAAAAGCCGATAGAGACAATATGACAGAGATTATTCTGTATCGGAACTACATGGTCACAACCGATGGCCATCGGTTACATGCCATAGAAACCGAAGCCGATCACGGAGACACTCCGAAGCAAGTTAGCGGTAAAGATGCGATACGTATCGATCAGATATGGAAAGATGCTACTCCGACACATCATCTACAATTAGAAAAGGATACAATCAAGAGGCTAAAAGGCTTAGTAGATGCCGTTGGGGTAGGTACTGAAAGCAATTACCGAAAAGAAAAGCGAGCTGGCATAACAGTGCATTTTGTGGGTGAAACAGTATACTTCACAAGGAGAGCGCACGATCTCAATACTGGGCGAGATGATGGCCTAGACATCTGTTACAGGGTTAACGGCCATCCAAAACAAGAGGAGCTGAAGTTTATCGTAAACGGTTATTACTTATTAGATTTAGTCAAAGAATCTAACGTCTGGACTCTAAGCCAAGAAAAAGAAGGTGCGCCGATCTGGTTTGAATCAGGTGACAAGAAAGCCTGTATCATGCCGATGCGAGAAGAATAATCTAAACTATCCCTGGTCAGTATACATCTCATGGTGTATACTGGCTACAGTAGACAGTAACAAAGGAGACTAAACATGATAACAGCAGCAATTAAACAAGCTCAATTAATGGATCTAATTATCGCTTTCAATGAGGGCGGACTATCAGATAGCGACCTATCAGCATTTCAAGCGATATACAGTGATCTAACCGATTACGGTAAAGAGATGATCGAGATGGATTGTGAGATCAATGATTACGCTTTGCCACCAGTAAACTAACACAAGCAAGGCCACTCCGGTGGCCTGTATAAACAACATTAAAGGGGACTAAACATGAGAACACGAGAAACACTAAGTCACGAGATGGTAGAGCTAGGATATTACTGTGAACACGATCGGTTCTTTGCACCGGCGTACTACTGGCCAGCTTATAAAACACTAGGCAAGTTCCACCAAGCAAACACGTTCTCTTTAGATCGGGCTATCAAATACCTTGATCGGTATTTATTGCTTCCAGCGGCCAAAGAGTACCTTAAGCAATACGGATCTATGACCGACTCAATAAAGCAGATGTTTCCTAAGGCCGAACGGTTGAAACTAGCGGAGGTTTTAGCTTTAGAGATGGTTGGCGAGTTCCGTTTAGGCAATTACTAGCTATCAATCTACTCCTACGCCGTGGGGGTAGGCTTGATCGCTTGTTCAGGATCTTTAATGAAAAAACAAGGAGGAATAAATCATGAATCACGACAAACTAAATGAAATCGCTGACAAAATGGACGTATTTATTACACACCTAGTCTATACAATCGCTTTAGGCGTAGGCTTGTATTTCATGCTTACCCTTTCAGCTTGCTCTGGTTTTGAAGTAGGTGCAAAAGCTGGTTTGTACAGAATAGATGAGCGAGAAGAATCAAGCCGTATGACTCGCCACAATGCGGTTCCATTGAAATGCTATTTTGTTCAGTGTGAGCAAGAAACATTAGACTTAAAATAAAGGAGACTAGAAACATGGACAAAGTAAAAAGACTAATTTGTTGTTGTTGTGGATCATATTGTCGAGGTCGCCAGTGGTGGAACCGAGATGCAGGTTATGGCATTTGTTATCGTTGCATAGCAGATGAGCAAAAAAGAAACGACAAGGAAGGCATAAAAAGCTCATACGGCATAGAAGGTGAGCATTACAACGTAAAGGAGGACTAAGACAATGAGCATTTTACATAAAATAAAAGCAGACCTTTTCAGTGTATCAGCGGTTGTAGTGACCATTTTGCATATATTTGTAGTGGTTGGTGCGGTTACATGCTGGATCGGTGTTCAGACACAAATTTTAGGCAACGATCCTGTCAAGGTCGTATCCAAAAGATGAGACTAATACTCGTTGCGCTCTTTATAGTCGGTTGCGATGTAGAGAGCGCATCCTATCATATTAAACGCTTTTGGAGGCTACCTGTTAGTCCCTCTCGTGCTGTAATCGAGGCCGAGGTTAGCAGGGTAGCCCGAAAGCATAAACTCCCTACGAGCTTGCTAGAGGCTTTGGTGCAAATAGAGAGTAGCTTCCAAGTTAAGGCACTAAGCAAGAAAGGCGCAAGAGGCTTGACTCAAGTAATGCCTTTTAATGCCAAGAGATGTGGACTGAAGCCTCACCAGCTTTGGGATCCAAGTCTAAACTTGGCTTGCGGAGCTATCATCTTACAAGAAGAGATAGCAAGGGTAGGGAGCATAGAAAAGGCTTTGCGAGTATATAATTGCGGTCGAACAGATTGCGGTAAAGGTTACGCAAAAAAGGTTTTACAATTAGCTAAAACAATGAGGTAAAAAACATGACTAAGAAAGAAGAAAAACAAGAAACAAAAACAATCCATGAGGCTTTTGTCGATGCTCAAAAAGGCTTTGGAAAAGCACTAAAAACAAGTTCAAACCCCCATTTCAGGAGTAAATACGCCGATTTAGGAGCTTGTGTCGAAGCTGTTATAGATGCTTTGCACGAACAAGGCTTTGCACTAATTCAGCTTACTAAGCCAAGCGAGCTAGGTTGGGTAACAGTCCAAACTGAGCTTCTCTACCATACTGGTGAGAGGCTTTATCTAGGCGAGCTGTCAATCCCTGTAACTAAACAGGACGCTCAAGGCTATGGATCAGCTTTGACTTACTGTCGAAGGTACAGCTTGATGAGTGCTTTAGGAATCGCACCAGAGGACGACGACGGAAACCAAGCTAGTGCTGGAAAGCAGGTTCCGACTCCTAAGCCGAGGAAAGCAGTCAAAACATACTACGACACAAGCAAGCTATCAGAGGATCAGCTTGCACCATCTGTTAAGTACCTTGAAAGCAATGGAGCCAAGGAAGTCAAAGAAGGCATTTTCTTGTCACCGATTAGGCTTGAGAAGTTACAGTCTTTAATCGTGGAGGTAAGTGAAAATGGTATATAAACCTATATTTAATTTTTACCCTGAAAAAAGACGGAAAGAAAAAGAGAGTTACAACGGTTTTGTGCGGTTCTCTGCGTGGGTAAAGCAAGACCATATCGACGCAATTAAAGAGCAAGCAAAAGAAGACGGTGTAAGTATTAAAGACTTAATTTATGCAATACTAGAAAAGGAGATAAGAACATGGAAGTCCAAAAACTAACAGAAAATCAAATAATTAGAGACGCTAGGGAGTTTGCTTTGCATTACACCCCATTTAAGCGAGCGCCACAACAGAGGGAGGACTATCAAGTAGCTTACGAGGCTGGATCGGAAAATATCCGAGCTTACTTTGAGGAGTTTTTGTTAGCTATCGAAAAGCAAATAGGAGATGCGGAAAAAAGATTGACTGAGTTTGAAAAGGGCCAGCTCGATGCGTTCTACTGGATGCAGGATCATCTGGATGGACTCTTTGGAGAGTAAGCACTTTGGGGGTGGCTAATTAGCCCCCCCTTTTTTTTTCAAAAAAGTGACCCCACGGCGACTAAACCGTGAGGTCTTAAAGGAGGCTAAAACATGAATGTTTTAACACCCCCTCATTATACCCTTTTTTGAGCTTCTTCACAACAAAACAAGTGAAGCCGTAGAATCCATTTTAAGCCATTTTAAGGTCGACCCTACCTATGACATAGGTTCGAGGTAGAAAACGTCTCTACGGCGAAGCTAGACACCTTAAAATCAATCTTAATTAAATATTTATAATATTATTTATCTATTTTTAATCTTACAAAGCCTAACTACGCTTACTGATAGCTATGTTTGTTTTATAATTATTCTTATAAATTATTATAATAATATTATCTTATATGTGGACATTTATGTCCGGGTAAGGTGGACATTTATGTCCTAGTAGGGCGGACATCTATGTCCGGGTAGGCGGACATTTTGTCACCCCACTATCGTGTATTGAGATAAGTTTTTAAGAAGCGAGTTTTACCCTCGTAAAAGGCTCTTACTAACCTCTGTTTTTTTAGCTTGGCTAGGTTTCTTCTTACTTGCCTTTCACAAATCCCAATCTCTTTTCCAATCGTTTCATTTGTGGCAAAGCAAACCTTTGCCCCTCGAAATTGATCGACGTAAGCAAAAGTAAGAATCTCACTGGGGTTTAATTCAAGGCTTAAAAGTCGCTTGTCTACTTTGAGGAACCGTTCTCTTGAAGCCACTTCTCCACTTCTTCTGGATTCCACCGCCTCGCTTTTCCGATCCGTATGTGTGGCATCCCTCGTCTTATCAACAATTCGCAGGTGCTTCTCGGAATCGCCAGGTATTCGCATAGCTCTCTTGTCCTCAGCCATTTTTTATGATTATTATTGTTTTCCATAATTTGCCATGCTATAACAGTTGAACAAAGGAAGCAAGCACTATGGGACAACGTATTGGCACAATAAAAAGCAATAATGTTCAGCTAGTTGTTTGGCGAAACGGAGATTATTTTAGCTTTCAGATTCAAAAAGTTTATCTCGATAAAAGAGAAGGCCAGTGGAAAAAGTCTGAAACTATCTTCGGTGATGAGCTTGCCGACGTAGTTACAGTGTGCGCCAAGGCTATGGAGTGGATGAAGAAAAAAGGCATTGAGATAAAGAGTTTGCCTAAAGAAACCGCACGAGCAAACACAGTAGTAGAGAGTATTTTAACAAAACTAAGTAAAGGAGAAAGCAATGCCAAAACCAGCACATAAATTATGGAAACGCGGAGTAGACGTAGCTATCTGGGAGAGCAGGACGGGCTACAGCTTAACGGTGCAGAAGCGATATAAAGACAAGCAAACAGGCGAGTACAAGGTAAGTACAAGCTACTACGACAGAGATGTGGATGCGCTTATAGAGCTACTAAAAGAGGCTAGGGCTTGGATGAGTGGCACTGAAGCATTGAAAGAAGACAGCAACATGGCGCACCAAACTGAGCTAGATCAATTCAGAGAGTTTGCTGATAAGGTGTCGAAAGCCCCTGACTTTGAGGATGATGATCTGGACCTGCCTTTTTGATCGGAGGTAATTATGAAAACATGCAAGCGTTGTTTAAATAGTTTTCCGTTAGATGCTTTTTATAAGCACACAAAAATGAAAGACGGTAGGCTTAATTATTGCAAAGATTGCGTGAGGAAACGTGTTCAAAGACATCGTGTTGCCAATCTAGACAGGATACAAGCTTACGATAGACAGCGAGGAAGGAGTGAAAAGCGAAAGGCTTTGGTAAAAAAATATCAAAGTCAAAATCCTAAAAAGGTGTTAGAGGCAAAAAAAGCTTGGCGTAAACGAAATAAAATTGCAGCTAACGCACATGTTAAAGTAAGGCGAGCTATACTTTCCGGCGCATTAAAAAAGCAATTATGTTTAGTTTGTGGAGAAAAGGAAGTTCAAGCGCATCACCACGATTACAGTAAACCACTAAATGTGATGTGGTTATGTGCAAAGCACCATTATGAAGTACATCGCAATGAACGAGAGACAAAAAGGAGACTAACATGACATCACTATACGAGCTAAACAAACAATTATCCGAGCTACTAGCCTTAGAGGAGCTGGACGAGCAAACTCTAGCAGATACTTGGGAAGCCTTAGCCCTTGAACGGTCTGAGAAAATAGAGAACGTCTTAGGCTTTATAAAGCACTTACGAGCTATGGCTGAGATGTGCAAGGCAGAAGCTAAGAGTTTATCCGACAGGTCTAAAAGCTATGACAGGAAAGCAGAGAGCTTGCTAGGCTACTTACAGAGCCAGCTTGAGCCTAGAGAGAAGTACGAGTCTGCTAGGCATTGTATAACGTGGCGTAAGTCTCAGGCGGTAGAAATTGAGGTAGACACAAGCGAGCTACCTCAGATCTATCAGAGAGTAAAAGTAGAGCCTAATAAGTCAGCATTAAAAGATGACTTGAAGGCAGGAGCTACAGTAGAGGGAGTCAAGCTAGTGGATAGATTAACTATGGGGGTAAAGTAACATGGAAATAACATTGAAAGACATGAAAGAGTTGTTTGGTGCAACGGCAGTAGAATTGCCGTTCGACATAGACAGCAAGTGGCTAATTCGCACAGTAACTTTTGCAGTCACAGGCAAGGTAAAGCAGGTAAAAGGCAAGTTTATCGTGTTGGAGGATGCCGCTTGGGTTGCTGATACAGGACGTTTCAGCACAGCCATTGAATCAGGAACGCTATCAGAGGTTGAAGTAGTGACGGTTGATGTGGTTGTAAACACAGACAGTATTGTTGATGCGTATGTGTGGAAGCATGAGTTGCCGAAGCAAACAGTATGATTAAAGTGAGAGGGACTCATTGGCCTAGTCGCTTTGGATCTAGGTCTAGGTCTGGGTCTTTGTCTAGGTCTTTGTCGAGGTCTTTGTCTTTGTCTAGCGCTAGGTCTGGGTGTTTATACTTTTCTGGATCCGGGTCTGGGTCGTGGTCTTGGTGTCGATCTTGGTCTTGGTCTGGGTCTTGCTATTGGTATAGGTCAGGGTACGGTAAATGATTAAAATGAGAGGAACTCATTGGCCTAATCGTTTTGGATCTAGGTCTAGGTCTAGGTCTGGGTCTTGGTCAGGGTCTAGGTATAAAACCAGGTACGGTAGATGAGCGATTACCCTTTAACTGCAATTATAGTTGTTTGGCTGTTTTTATTGTTTCTTGCTTATAAATGAACGCAGATATTCCACCTCTTAAAATACAAATCTTCTCACCGTACATTACCGACAAGCTAGACGGCGTAGAGACAGGCTACGCTTTTGCTATTCAGTCTTTTCGTGGCAGGTGCCTACAGTTTCACGTTTTAATGGAGAGCGGAGCGCACTTTAGACAAGTACCTATAAATTACATCTGGCATGAAAAGCCTGATGACGATAAAGAATTAGAGCTAGAGATGTTACAGCTTTGGGATTGCTTCTCCTACAAGCCTGTAGTGACCGTGTTCGACTTCTTAAAAGATTATGAGTGTAATGCCATCCTCAAAGATAAAACTCAAATGGCGGCCTCATACTGGTTTACAGTTGATTGGTTACCTGATTCTTCTAGTGAATCAGGCGTCTTGCTCGAACCACATCAAAACAAGTGTGCCCATGTCTGTTTGCTTGCTAACGGACAAGTTTGCGCTTTGCCGACCAATAGACTCGCTTTCAAAGATGCCTACTTTATCGGAAATAATCCCAAGCCAGAAACAAAGGGATACATTACAATGGAGGGAGTCCATACAGCAGAGACTTGCGAGAGATGGTCAGTAGCTAACACGGACAAGGTATATTATTAAATGACAAACAGCAGAGCAAAAGGAGCCGCAGGGGAAAGAGAATTAGCTAACAAGCTAAAGGAGTACGGTTATACAGCTAGACGAACACAGCAATTTTGTGGCAAGGCAGGCGACTCTGATGTGGTGTGTGAGGAGCTTGACGAGTATCATATCGAAGTAAAAAGAGTTGAGCGATTAAATATAGATAACGCTATGGATCAATCGCTTCGGGATTGCCAAGATAAAACGCCAATAGTAGTACATAGGCGCAATAAAAAACCGTGGATGGTAACTATGTACCTGGAGGATTGGCTTGCGCTTCAAAAAAGGTGATATAATTGAAATAGCAAGCTCGAACGTAAAACAGCCAGAATACTTGTTGTGGTTAGCGGTAGTGCTGAGAGCCTTGTACGATTACTGCGAGCTTTTAGACAGAAAAGAAGAAAAGAAAAACAAAAAGCCAGAGCCATTTCTTTATTCGGCAACGTGGTTTTTATTCTCAGAAGAAATAAAAGAACATAACCTTAATTGGATTAGCTTAATGCTTTATGGATCGTTAGGTTTTGCAGACCGAGTTAGAAAGCAAGCTAAACTGTACGAGACAAAAGAAAACCGAAAGAAGCACTGTCTACGCTACATTAGGCGAAACGACCACTAAAGTTTCTTCTCAAAAATAGACCATACTTGAGCAATAGCGTACAAAAGAACGCCACCAACAACAGGTTCAGCAGTAGCAACAAAATCAGCAGCATCAGGTTCAGCAACGCCAACAGTAACAAGGCCACCAGCTACAGCAGTGAGCAAGTGTCGGATGATAGATCTGTATAATATCGGCATAATGTTTTCCTCAAATTAGAAAAGTATTGCCGACCTAGCGCACAGCTTCGTAGTCTAGGGTCGACAAACCCTCCAGAAATACAGTTCATTCCGTAGTTCCAATAGTATTGTAGCTCACAATGTGAGTAGTTTGACAACCACTTTTTCATGTCAACTACACCACCATCAACACCATCTAAGTCGACTATGCAAGGTGCTGATAACTTTGGCTTTATTCCGTGTTTCTCGCAAACCACTCCCTTAATACAACGCTGCCTATAGGGGTTGTCCACAAGAATAGCAGTAGGCAAATAAGAAGAAACAATGCCAAGTAGTATTTTTCTAGCTTTCCCATTTAAGTCGCACTCCAAGCAAGGGCTAACATATAATTTAACATTACCGTTTGCTCTCTCTAGTCTACGCTTTAATCGGATCGTAATTCTTCTAAACTTCTTTAAGATCCTACGATTGCCCCTAGTAATTTTCTTGCTTGCACTTCTCGCTGTCTCTTTATAAAGCATTTCATACTTGCCACACCGATTGTTTCTCATGCAAGGACTGTTTACCAGATGTATTCGCAACACCTTATCTCTAGGGTCTTGAAGTATCTGATTACCGCAACGACAACGACTGCCAAACGTGTTTTCTAACCAGCCTGTTTTTATTTCTGTAGAAGAAAAAGATTGCAATGTTTGTTTGCAATTCCATTGCTTGTGACACAACCCTAAAAAGCTAGGGGTTGCGCTTGCAGTTTGAAGAAACAACAAGCTAATTACTAACAACTTTATCGAGTTTTCTATCAATTTTTTCTAAGGCTATTTTTATGTAATTTAATTCGGTTTTCAGAACCTGTACTTCGGCTTGCAGATGATACTTGCTCACCTCTAATTCTTGCAAGCTGTTTTTAACCGCCCTATAATCCATGCCAACGATTGATACAACAACGCCAATAACGGCTTTAATGCCGAGGTCAAACCAGTATTTAACCTGCGTGAAGTCGTGGTCAGTCAATGGACACGGCCTCCACCGAACGCTTTAATTACAACTAACTCACCATCCTCACCGTCCATCAACTCCATAAACTTCAAGAAAGCAGAGCGAGAAGCAAGTACAGCAGGTTCGTTATTTAACTCGCCAAATTGCAGCCCCACAAGAATACAACCGCTAGTGTCTTTTGCTGTATTGCCAGCATGAATCAGGATATGACTTCTTTCTGTGACGTTTTCAACTAAATATGTACTGCCAAACTTAGGGCTTTTGTGAGGAACAATCGTATACCGACCTTCAGGGATGCAGCTAATGTTGCGTTCGTTTAGATGCCAAGGGTCTTCCAAGGTCATCATCTCCGGCGATTCATCAATGGTCAGCACACCAAGGGTAGCACCATTGTATTCTGTTACCCTTACTAACCGTAGGTGTTTCATGCTATTTGTGCTTCTAAACTAGCTACTTTAGCTTCTAGCTCTTGAATTGCTTTGAAGGCTAATGAAACTAAATTGCCGTAATGAATTGCATCTGGCTTCCCTTCTTCGTCGTAAGAAACATACTCTTTTAACCCTTGCTCGTCTAATTCTTCGGCAATAAGACCAGCGTATTTAACCCCTGACTCGTCTCCTTTGCTTGTAAAAGTAACTGGATTAAGCTGCTTGACTGCCTCTAAACCTGTTGTCATCGGTTCAACATTCTCTTTATATCTTAAAGATGAGGTACTTCTTTGTAACAATCCTGTGCTTGAAACATAGACATTAGCGGCATTGGCAGTTGTGTTAGAATACACTTGGGGAGCATACACCCAACCGTTTGAGTTTACACTTAAAGCGGTTAGCAAAGCCGATCCTGTTGCGTTGCCCACTGAGATAGAATAACTGCCAGGTGCAAACGGATTGCCGCTTGTTGGTGCTACTGGACAAGTAGCTTGCAATTGAACAGAGCGCACATAACCTGTACCGCTGTAAGATTGTATATCGTGTCTATAAAGCACATCTCCTGCTTGAACTGCGGTGTCTACCCCAACTGTTGAGCTACGACTGACATTTATTTGCTCGACGTTTGCTGTGCCGCCATTATAGCAGCTCGTTTGATTAAAAAAGGTGGACGATCCGATATAATTCGGGTTGAGAAAAGTTGGTGTAAAACTACCATCGGTTAGCTGTCCCTTTGTCGTGTATTCATCATTGCCTGAAGCACTAGCGACGTTAGTATGCTTAAAGCCACCCATAGGCAGGTTAGCAGTAGCAGAGTTTTGACCGTCTTTAGCAATGCAATTATCAATGCCAGTAGCAAAGTCATCGTCTTGAGTATCATGACGACCAGCTTCTATGCCAATACCTAAACTAGCGTCTCCACTCCATCCACCCGTGGCACTGTTTCCCTTTGTATAACTTCCTCCTGACCAGCCCATATTACGCTCCTAATTTGCTTATTACTTTAATTCTGCAATCCTTGCTTTAGTGCTGCAAGTTCCGTTTTTGCCTGACGTATCATGGCTAGTTTTTGTTGTAATTGCTCCTGCTCAGACACGGTAGCTTCCGCTGCTGACGTTGGCATTTGCGTTGGTAACTCATTTGCTAACTTACTAGGTTGCCCAAGTAATTGAGTCATTTTATTATTGCGTGAAATAAATGCTACTAATCGCTCGATTCCTTTAGGTGTTGGTGGAGCAGCAGCTAATTTCAAACTAGAGGGGTTAGTAAGTAAAGTTGCAATAGCCTCGTTTAATCTTTTTTCACTTGCCGTACCCAAAGCACTTACAGTAAGACCAGCAGCAGCTCCTAAAGTAGCCTTCAGCATGGCCATTGTCGGATCGGACATGCTTTGTATTCCCAATCCGATACCACCCAATCCCCCTAATAAGCCTCCTCCTTTTTTCATTAAGGTAAGCAAAGGTCTGTCGCTTATTATTGCGCCTAAAGCTGTTTGAAATACTGCCGTTGCAGATTGTCCCTTGGCAGCAGCAGTCGCCAATGTAGCAGGGGATTTAGAACGTTGAATGTCCTGTACTAATCGTTCAAAAGCAGGATACTCATCTTCAAACAAGGCTTTAGCAATTTTGCTGTTTGCTTTTAACTTACTAAGTGAATCACCCTTAGCAATGTTCTTTGTGTAAAACTTAGCTCGTGCATAATTAGCAAGTTCTGTTCCTCTAAATTGATTCATATACTCAGATGCCTGCTCAACATTGGCAAACACCTTATTCGGAATTGCCGATTCAGTAATGTTAGCAAACTGAGCCAATGGAGCTTTGCTCTCTACGCTTTTCGCAAATGTTGTTACAGTTTCTAAATCCGAACCAAATACATTAGCAAATGCTTCTTTGTTTTTTTGTAAATATGCAGTTGGCTTTTTGGCTTCTGCTAAACGGCGCAACAAGCCTTCTCTTAAAAATGTTGTCTGAACGCTATCATCACCAAACTTACTTACGATTTCTCTGCTTCTTTCAGGTGTTTTAATAATGTTATCAATTAAGTTGCTTGCTTGTGTCTGGTATCGCAAGCCTCGCTTTTTAGTAACCTGACCAACCGCATCTTCAGCAAAGGTTTGTTTCATTTTGCGAGTTGCAGCAATTCCTTCGCTCAATCTAGTCAAAGCATCTTTGTTAGTTTGTATTCCAGCACCAAAGGGCAACCCGCCCTTTGCTATCTCTCCTTCTGCGTATCTTATGCCATGCGTTTCTAATGCTTCTATTAAATCCGCCGCAACCTTTACGGCTACTGGATCTGTATGACTAGCTTCTCGCATGACTCGACCAGCGGCACTTCGTAAATCCTGTAGATCAAGAATAGTGGCAGGCTTACCTTCTTTCTGTCGTTGCAATAGTCTTAATGCCCTGCTTCTAATACGCTTTAATTCTTTTGAGAAAGCTCCCTTTTGCAATTCTCCATATTGTTTCAAATCATCAATAAATGCTGTGAGTGGAGCAGATAGATCGATTGGTTGTTTTTTATCTACTTTGTTCCAAATACTTCGTGTTTGCTCTTCGGCATTTTTAAACTCTTCAGCAATTACGGCTCTGAATTGCTCACCCTCTGCCATCTTACCTTTTGCAAGGCTTTCCTCAGTAGCACCAAGCAAAGATAAAAGATTGCCCTGCTCCGCTTCCTTAACCGCTTGTTGCTTGGCAGCTTCCTTTTGCAAAGCTAATGAAAAATCGCCTGCTTCAGCACCACCAAGTTTTGCAATCGCTTCCTCTGTGCCTTCGAGTCTCCTTGCAGCTTGCGCCTGCATAATGTTTTCGGCTCCTGGAAGTTTAGCTATTCCTTCTTGAAAGGCCGCTACTCTTGGCTCCTGAACAATCTCTGCCAGTGTTAAGGGGACACCTCCTGTTCCAGTAACTTGTCCCTCTTGCAAAGCTCTTTGTAATGCACTAACCCCTTCGGGGCTAACTTTCTCTAGTATCTCTCGTTGTGCAGATGCCTCTACTGCGGATGGGATGCTTAGAGCCGTTCCTAATCGCCTTGCTCCTGCTGGCACTACTTTCTTGCCAGTTAAATATGCTAAAGGTACTGCAAGCGCTCCGATTGGTCCAGCTAGTTCTGATCCAGCAAAACCTAAAGCTCCTAGTCCAACATCTGCTAAAACACGCCCCTTACTAACACCTGGCAAGGGAGCCATAAACTCTACTGCTTTTTGAACCTTTGTATCTGGTTGAACACCTAAAGCTGCCGCAAGGCTTTCAGTAGCAGGCGTTACTTCTTTTGTAAGAGGAAAATATCTAGTCGTCTCTGGATCTGCACCTAATTGCCTGGCAGCAAAAGTAAGTGGTGCGCCTAAAACATCTAAAAAGCCAGCACCAGCTTTTGCAAAACCAACGCCAACATCATAACCTAATTGTCGTAATGGAGATGGTGATTCAGGCGGAGAAGCTTTCAAAGCGGCGAGTTCAGCTTTAGCTACTCTAATTTGGTTAAGTCTTTCTTGTAATGCTAAATCAGCTTCATCCATTACTGACCTCGCGCGGCTTTAAGTTGATTTATTTCCTGCATAATCTCGGCTAGTTCCTGGTCTGCTTTTTGCAAGAGTTCGGCCTTATTTGCTTCTGTTTCTGCTGCAAATGCCGTTGTAGGCGCAGGTGTTGGTGTTGGTGTTTTTACCAAACCTTCAATACCATATTTAGATGTAAGCGAATAATTTTGTATTTTATATTTAACTACGCTTTCTGCGTAATTTGCAAGTTGATTTAATTTTTTTGCAACGCTTTCAGATCCCGAAAAAAGACTCCCCATAGTTGATTCTAAGATTTGTTTTTGCTCTCCTATTGCAATGTTACCAACATCCCCAAGAGTTCTAACAATACCTGGAAGCATTTGTTTCATTTGCGCTGTTGCTAAATTAGCTTCCGATCCTTCAATCTTTTTTGCAGATTGGAACTTTGGAGCATACATATCTAATGCTGCAAACCTTTGTGCCAATTCACGCAAAATTGCAGCTTGCCCTAAACCTCCTGTAAGTTTTGGTTTTTCTGCTGCTGGCACGTTTTTCCAAGCCTCTTTGCTTTCTACCAATTTAATTTCTTCAGGTGTTAGCTCTGTTGTAAAGCCTTGTCCTCCAAATCCAGCGTTTCTAGCTTTAATTTTTGCTATCTCTCGCCCTAGGTCCAAATCCGCTACCTGTTGCGCTTCAGGACTTAACTCAAGCTCATAACCCAACATCTTTTTAGATCGTTCTAAATCCAATGCTCGTTGCTGCTGTATCTCTTGGCCAGCTAATGCTCCCGATAACGATCCAAGCCTGCCTAACACCAACGGATCTGTATCACCTAGTGTACCTATAAAATCAGATCTCTCTTGTGCATCCTTCATGCCAAGCAAAGAGGTACTAAGCCTGTTAAGCTCTAGTGTCCTTTCAGCAGCTTGTTGTCTTGCTTGGAAGCCAAGTAGAGACTGTAGCAATACACTTCCTAGCCCCAAACCAATAGCCGTCCCTGTAGATGCGTAAGGGCTAATCATTGTTGGAGTTGCAGCACCAAGGCCAGACCCAAGGGATCCTGCTAAAGTATCGCCAACACCAAAACTCATCGGTACGCCTAACAAGCCTTCATTTGCCATTACTAAGATCCTCCGAAATAGCTCTTACCAAAACCACCAGCAAAGCCACCTGCAAAACCGGCCATAGGATTAGGTTGCTGACCGCCTCCGTACCCTTCAGCAATTCTTCCAGCTATATATTTATCATAGGGAGTAGGGCCTTGATTTGCAGCACTAGCTCCAATTCTTGCAATTTGTTCTCTGCTTTGTCGCTCAAGCCTACCCTGCTCGGCTTCTGCTTGTTGCTGAGATTGAAGCTGTAACAGTTTTTGCTGATACTCGTAAGGAGTCATATACTGACCTGCAATCTGACCTGGCATCATTGCCATTTGACCAGCTTGACTAAACATTGTCTGCTGTACGCCTTGAGCAGCTTGCTCTGCACTACTCATAGCTTGCTGTCTTGCAGCGTCCTGTCGCTCGTTTAGCTGTTGTAGCTGAGTTTTGTAGGCTACAGAGTTAGGGTCTAATCCTCTTTCTGCTGCCATTTGTTGAAACTGCTCTTGCTGTCTCTGAAACTCAGGAGCCATTTGACGCTCAAACTGCCCCATCACATTCTGCCTAGCTCGTTCCATTTCTTGCGAGTAAATGGGGTCGTACTGACTCTGCATATTAGCTGGATCAAATCCTTGAGCGTAACCGGCCATTCTCTGAAATATATCTGCACTTGTGCTAGCAGTTGTTTGTAGCTGTTCTTGTGGAGATTGCTCTTGTACAGGAACCTGCCCACCAGCTTGCAATCTACCTCTTAATCTCCGAAGTCTTGGATCGTTTGGATTCCTACGTTGTAGGTAGTTGATGCGTCGCTGCAATCTATCAGGATTAAAACCACTAGCTTGCTGCATTGAAGGGTCTCGCCCCATAGCCGTTTTCATTACACTTGCCCCCCAAGATTAAATCTAATCTCCATTCCTAGTATTTGCATACTTGCATTATTTAATGAACCACCAAATCTGTACGCTGCACTATGCCCCTGCCCTTGTGTCGCAAAACGGTCAAAAATGTACTCCAAGTCAGACGACCAGGCACTCCCCCAAGGACTTCCCCACGGTGTGAACGTGCCAGGAGATGTCGTCACGCCTGTAACGGTAACTGCTCTCTGAAAATCAGTATCAATACCTACGTTTAGGCTGATACCACGCTTTGTTCTTACAATCGGCCTTATATCGGCAAAAACTTTGTAATTCGCTCGACTACCAAAAAAACTAAATGCGCTTCTTCCGCTGTATTTTATAGACTCACTGTTTGTGGCTGTAACAGCGTCTAATTGACCAGTTTCTCCCTGCCACACTATTCCATTGCTACTTGCATAAAAAGGCAACCTATCGAATATAGTCATTGAGATGCCATGTTTATTGTCGTGCAATCTAAACTCAGTCCAACCCCCAGTGTCTAAACTGTAAACTAAATAACTAACCGTTGTTGTGCTAGTAGGCACAGAAACATAAACTCTTCTGCCAGCAGGCCAAAATACGCCAGTCCATTCGTGGTCAAAAGGTAATAGTTTGCTGTAGTCGCTGATAAAAGGATTTACCCTGCCGCTAATACTTTGTGCCGCTTGTTCAGGACTCATTTGAAATAGTGCTGAGATAGGGACAATGCCTTGCTGCGTAAGGATCCAAGTATCACTGTTTATAGGAATTAAAGCTCGATAACCTAAAGGCTTTCCAATGTAGTATCGAGCAACAAGTGTCCACGCAGAATCACTTGGACTAGAACCACTATAAAAAACAATCTCACCCTCACTGCTTAATGCAAAGAATAGATCCTGTGAGGTGTTAGCTGTTTGATTAGTATATGCACCACACGCCACCAAAAAGCCGCCTTGAGTAAACACATATTGAAAATCAAAACTGTTTGTAGAGGATGTTCCTGAAACGCCTGTAGCTTCAGTATTGCCATAATGCACAATAGCGGTATCCTTTTGCACCATATATAAACGTCTACGATATATAGATACGTTTATAATGTCGTGCCCTGTTACCCCTCCACCAAAACTAAAAGTAGCGTCTGTTGCCGTTCCGCTACCAGTGTATACACTTAGATGGTCAACACCATTTGCAAGATAAATGTTATTAGCAAAGGTCGTAGATTGAAACTCGCTGTCAGTATGCGGCGTTACATTAGTAATATCTGTAGCGACACCTGTAGTATTTATGCTGTAAAGGTTTGTGTCATTTGCAACAATAAGCTGAGTCGTGCCATTTTTAAGGTTAAGAGGTGCAGAAAACAACAAGGGAGACGCTATCCCAACGTCACAAAACTCTTTGTAGCCGAGACGTACTGTAGGTGCGCCAGCTCCAGGAAATACGTTTACCAATTCCAAGGCATAGCTTGGATCCATATTATCAATAGGACTTACTAAATCTAAGCCCTTGTATGGAGGTGGCATTGTAAAGCCCTGAAGCGGCATCTGTTTCCTTTATTTAATTAGCCCACCAAGGCTTGTTTTGCCTTTGACTCATAGGAGTTGGGGCAGTATTTATGTTAGGAGTTGGCATTTGTTGGTATGGGTTTTGAAATCCATTTGCAAAACGACCAGCCGGTATTCCCAAGGATTGTGGATTTTGCTGCAAAGCCCGATTATATTCAAAACCTGAATTAAATTGCGGTCTTGGATTGTTTAATCTTTCCTGCCACAATCTCTGTCTTTCTTCTGGATCTAAAGGACTATTGTTAAATCCCATCAGCGTAGTTATTTCTTTACCATCAGGGCCAACACTTACACTATTATAATCTCTTGGGTCATGCCCTCTTTCATATAGTTCTTGATCGGTTAGCTGTCGATAATCAATAAAAGGAGTTCCTTGAGACCCAGGCTTGTTAGTAAAATCTGCCAGTCGCCCTGCAAATCCCCCTCCTAAATCGGCAGGAACCTGCGCTACGGCATCCCCCATATTTGCGGCTTGTTGTTGCGCTCGGTAATCAGCTACTCTACGGTCTTCTCTTGCTTGCTTGCGCTCAAGGAATTGCTTTCTACGTTGTTGCCTAGCTGTCATTTCAGGCATCTCTGTAGGTTGCCCTTGAACACGCCCACGCTTCTCTAAAAACTTCATTCGCTGCTGCTGTCTTGCAGTCATCTCGCTTGGGTCTTTACTCATCCATCCCTTTGCCATTATAGCTCCTCATTTTTATTTTTAGATTTTTTACCTTTATATGCTTTTTCTAATGCTGCTCGCATAGAATCTGCTTTTACAAGATTGCCGCTTGCATCTCGATACATACCAGGGGACAGCCTTGCAACCTCTCCCTTGGCAGGGCGTTCAGTTAGTTCTTGGCTTAATTCTGGAGTAACTTCACCAAACAACCTCGAAGCATGACTCATATTATTGTCATATTCTTGTTGCGTTATTTTGTCTTCCGCTAAAAATGTATCCATGATTTTCTGATACGCATCAGCATCAAGACCTTGCTGTGCCGCCATGTGCTTTACATTATCTATGGCAATTTGAGGATCGTTGCCAGCGTTGCTGACTGCTGCTCTTGCCAGCCATGCCACAACATCAGAACCCTTTTGACCTTGAAGGCCAAAACTACTGACTAACGGATCAAGAAGCCCTACTGCCGCACTCCACGCCTCCGGTTTTGCTTCAGCAATTTTATCAATTTCGCTCCATTTTAATTTGCTGCCGTCAACGCCAAAATCAAAAACACTTCCATCAGCTAAAGTGCCTTTGTAATTTTCGTCAATAATTCCGTTTTCCTGCCATACGTCACGAATCCCATCACGCAACATCTGCGCTTGATTTTTACTAGAACCAAATTTTGCCGCCGCTAGTCCTGCTACCGCACCAACGACTGCGCCTACCGCTGTTCCTACTCCTGGAATAACGCTCCCAAGAGCAGCACCGGTTGCGGCCATTCCCATTGCTCCAGTTTTATATCTATCGTTACCAGCCGCCATATCGCCAATAGCATCAGCCGTTTTGTATCCGCTATACAAACCTGTAGCTATGTTAACTCCTGGTATTAAATAACCACCAAGAGCCTCTGATGCTGCTTGCTGTGCCATTTGCCCTGCAAAACCAGAGGCCGCAATGTTTGTTGCTCCAGCAGTTCCATAAATGCCAGCCCCTAATTTATCGCCTCCCTTTAATGATTGATATGCTTGATATAATTGCAAAGCACCCATGCCGCCTTGCGCTGCCTTGTTCCAATCAATGTTAGCAAAGAATCCTGGATCGTTTAATGCTTCCGAAGGGACTTGCTCAACGCCTGCTGGAGTTTCTATGGTTGCAGTAGTGCCTTTTACTTCTAATACCTTAGGAGTAGCAACCGTAGTGCCGCTAGCCCCCCCACCTAAATCTATTGTTCCAGCTCCGCTGCCATTAACACTTGTTGTCGGCGGCGGAATAGGTCGTGTCATTCCAATAGATCCGCTTCCAACATCCGTTGGTGTTGATCCATATCCCAACCAGTTTTTAACATGTGGAAATCCTTGCAAAGCCTCTCGACCTACAACCATTCCACCTAACGAACCAGCGAGTTGTCCATATTCATAGTTTGATTTAGCTTTTTCTTGTTCCCTAGCTAACTGTTCTTTAGTTTTGGGCTGGCCAAAACGTTGTGATACAAGATTGGCAGCCTCTTGATAAGGCATACCGTTTGAAACATACCAGTAAAACGTGCCTTGAGGATCGTTAGCTACAAAAGCAGGGGGTTGAAATCCGTCCATTATATATATGTCCCAAAAGAAGCTACGCCGTTTCTTGCATAAATCTGGTTACGTCTCATAGTGCCAGCAAACTGAATCTTTGCAGGCATATCTCGTGACCATTCCTCATGCAGTTGAAGTTGATATTTGGGGCGAACACTATCAAGCCCATGTATTTCAGCGAACCTTTCTAAGACTCCCTGTTCCAATACTTTTTCATTAAAAATGCTCGTATCTGTGTCTGCTAAAAACTTGTCATAGGCTCCGCTATAATACGTCCATGTGACACCCCCATCAGAAACCGATCCGCTAGTGTGTGTTGGAGGCGTACCGCCAGTAGTGCCACCAGCAGTAGTTTGATAATAATTGCCGTTATAAAAACAGTAGCTATTAGCAGCAAAAGCTGTAGCATTTGTCCATGTTTTAGGTTTAACACTTCGATCTGCAATGTATTCAAAAATAATTACACTGCCATCTTCCGATGCGCCAGGAGTAGGATAAATAAGCAGTTGATCGTTACTTATGCCTCTAATTTGAAACTGCTGATAGATTGTAGGATTAAGGCCAAATCCTCTAATATCGGCGTAATCTTGAGGAGTCATCGGGCCTAAAACACGCCAACGATTGCTCTGGTTCCAAAAGGTGTCGTACTGGTAATATGAAAAAGCAGCAGGCAAGGCATACTGCGCCTGACCTGCCACTAGCGTTATTGACCCCGACGCATAACATTTTGTCCAAGGGTACTGCTCAAACATTTCACGGTTTATTCTCTGTGCAATAGCAAGTAACTGCTTAGTAGTTGTATCAGTAGCCGTTACGATATTTGGACTAACTGTATAACCTGCTTCATTTGCAACATTCTGAATTACCGTAGATAAGCTCATTCTTTTCTTGGTCTACCTCGTCTTTTTGCAGGTTCCTTCACGGGTTCTGCTTCTAGTTCAACCGCTATTTCTTGCCGCTTGCCTCTTAGGTCTATGCCCTCATTGGCTTCAATACGCTGTAAGAACAGCTCTAGCTTTTCCTCTAAAGCCTGTCTCTTACGAGTCTCAACCTCTAGTTGCTGCTTTAATTTTACGACTTCATTCTGGTCGGAATTAGCTGCTTCCAGCCAATCCTTTGCCGCTTTTACTAGCTTAGAAAGCGGCCCAATCTTGCGTTTAACATCATCTGTTGCAGCAGCTAATTGCTCTACGGTCTTAAAGCCAAGATAATTAAGCTCTCTTAATGCAGAACCGCTCATCATAGCCCATTCAGCTAGAGGTGTGCCTTCTGTAACAGGCTCGCTACCAGCTTTGAATCGCTCATAAAGCTCTGGATATTCTAGGATGTCTCGCTGCTCAATACGTCTTACAGTCTCATCCCCACCAGGCCACTGAATACTTATGCTTGGTATTTCATCAAAAATTGGCCGTCCTTCTGCCAATGACTTTTCTCGGTTTTCATTGTAAGCATAAAAAAACTTGATGTTAGCCCCACTGTACCGCTTTTTGGGTTGGCTATTACCATTCATTACGCTTGCCCAATCTACTTGTGCCATAACACTCCTTGTTTAATAAGGTTATTATTTTTGTATAACATTAGGGCATTGATGAAACAAACGTAAAGGGAGGGGTCGCCCCCCCCCTTAATTACACTAGTTTACTGATAAGTAACCAGTGGTTTTAACCTCAACAGTGCCAGCACCGGTAAGGGTTGTAAGCCCCACTACGTTTTTTATTACCGTAGTAGAAGCATCATCAACAACACCAGCAGTAGCCGTTGTTTGTAAGTTAGCATCAGCAGCGTAAGAAGCAGCGGCCTTAACCTTGATTCCGCTTCCTACTCCACCACCACCAACACCACCAATAAACACATATAGGTATTCATTGTCAGCGGCAGCTACTTGAGCAATACCAACCTGCAAATTGTTACTTCCAGCATTGGTAGTTGTCAGCATAGCAGCTTGACCATCATCGCTGATTTTAACAGCAGCGTACTGATCAATAGCTCCATCCGCTTGAACAAACATCCAAGTGCCGTCCGGCGTTTTTCCAACCGATCCAACCCCTATTGGTAGAGGCAAATCAGTTGTTGTGTATGTTTTTCCTGGATTAACTCCAAATCCTTGACTTGACATATCCTTACCCTCCTATGCGTAAATTACAGCTTGTAGAGCAGGAGCCGCACAACACAAGTTACCTTCCACGATAATTACCGTGAAGAAAGCATCTTGGTCGATAGGACGATCCATCTGTGGTTGTAAAGGCTTGAAATCAGCTCCTCGAATCATGTCGAAAGACCAATACTTAGTATTGAGCAATCGGCAAGAATTGGTTTCAAGAACCGCTGACCCATAACCGCCATCAAACACAAAATCCACTCCGTCATAAGCAAGCGCACGAAAACCTCCGATAGCTTTCTTCGTAGGAGCTTGGATTCGCTGAATAGCTGTAAGGGAGCTGTGTAGAAACTTCCAAGCAGTTCTGTCACACAGTCCAAGATCAACCTGCTCATCGCCTCGAACAATCTGCGAAATTGTATCTGTAACCGTCTCTTGCACGTTAGTTGCGCTAAGAGTTGTGTTTACAGCCAAGTTTCTAGCAAATACGTTCGTTGAACGATCTATTGTTCCGTATGTACCTGAAGATGGAGAAGTAGAAATTGCTTTCTTAATACCATCAAACTCAAGTCCACCAGATCCAGTTCCATCGCCTCGGAGTGAAGTTCCGACAGTATTCTTCAATCGAGAAATAGCTGCTTTCATCTTCATTTCAGCAAGGTCAAGAAGCTGTGCATCATCACGGTTAGCTCGCTTTTCACGACCGCTGATAGCCACTGGCTCATATACTTGCTTAATAGCGAATCGAAATGCAGTAGCATCGTCGATTGCTGAGAGGTCAAACGAGTCATACCCTTGGTAGAATCCACCTACGGCAGCATCGTTATACATAATAGGTTTCCGAAGCTCATAGCCTCCAGAAACTTTGCGAACAAGACCTTGATCGTCCAGTGTTGCCAATAGCGGATTGTGGTGAAGAACCTCATCAGCTATGGAATCAGACTGGTCAAACAAGGTCGCAACAATTGCTTCTTCTAAGTTTGCCATTTGTTATCCCTAATTATGGGATAACCTACTGTTACTCTCCGACCATTCGACGGCGTAGATTATCCCGAATATCTTTACTTGCTATTCTGGGAGTTCCACTACCTGCGGAGCCAGTGACAGATTTACTTGCAGCTTTGGCTTTTTGAACCTTTGCCGCTTCTTTTTCCATTGCCGACTGAGCAGCCATACGACTATTTAGGCTGGAGAAAGTCGGATTGCCATTCACCACATAGTTATAGGCGGTTTCAAGGATCTCCTCTGCGGAGCTGTACCTACCCGTACTTGTAAGAGCCTGAACTACAGGAGCCATCTCTGCTTCGAGTTGGGCTGCCGTTTCAGGGTCTTTGAATAATGGTTTGGCTGCTGTAAATGAGTTTACAACCTGTTGGTTATAGTATTCAAGTGCCTTTTTTTGTTGGTCTTCTTGTGCAGATTGAAAACGCTCCTCGGCAATCTTTTCGGCTTCTTCTCGTGTAAGATATTGTGATTGTTGTGTTTGTTGCGCTTGTTGTGGTTGTTGCCCTTGTTGCTCATACTGCATTTGACCTTCTAATAGGTCATCTACAGTTAAACCGTAGCTTTCTAGCCATTCCCTAGCGGCAGATACAGGGTTATTTTGCATAGCTTTATCCCATGCAATCGACCTTTTTGTTATGTCTGCAATCGAGATTCCGTCTTTAGCGTAATCATTTTCATACTGCTGAACAGACTCATACAGAGAGCCTAGCTGCGATTTAAGCTGATTTACCTCTTGCATCTTTTTATCGTATTGCGTTCGAGTTTCATAAGCTCTACGATTCAAATAGTTTTGAATAACGTGTGTATTTTCGGCTGAAGGAGACAAAAATGCTTCTTTTTCAAGAGCGTTCATATCTGCTGGAGGGGCAAAAACATGTTTAGGCGCAACTTCTTCTGTTGTATCTTGGGGTTCCTCAGTGGAGCTGTCGTCGGATTCGTCACTCTCTACACTATCTGCGTCTGCGGTGCTATCCTCTGTGAGTTCCTCAGATAGTTCCTGTTGCAAACGATCCCTAATGCTTATAGGAGCTTCATTTCTTTCTGCTACGATCTCTGTACTTTCCGTGTCATTAACCATTTCTATACCTATCAATCATTTGTTCTTTTAGTTTAGCAACTAACTTGCGTTCGGTAGCACCTGACTCCCTGTCGGGCACATATCCACGCTCGTAAGCATCTCCTACTTCTACAACTCCAGCAGCTCGATAAGCCGCCCTTAATTTTGATTTACTTGTGTATATTTCTTTAGGATTTAAGGGATTGCGAGTAGGCTCCATTTCATCTTGTATAAACAAGTCTCTAGCATACCTTTCTCTTATAACATCTTCCACCGGAACAACTTTATTTTGTATGTAACAAAACTGATACAATTTATATTTCATCATCTAATTCTAGTAATAATAATAACAGCTTAACACGTTTTACACGATCTGCGCCAACAAGCTCTCCAGATTGCGGCTTGCTATGTAATTTTGCTTTTAATACATCTTCAAGTTTATCCTCTTTTATAGTAGTTGGTATTTCAATGTTAGTTTGTTGTTTTTGTAGTAGCTTAGCAGCCAATTCCTCTTCAAGCTGCTGCTCCTGTTTTTGATACTTACGCCACCGATCCAAAATATCGGAGGTGTCTCGCTTAGTAAGAATACCGCCAGGTAAGCCATACAAAAAGTGTAGATGATTCTGAAAGCCAGCATTAGTCACTATCTAGCCCTGTAATCGGTAATGCGGTTGCATCAGTTGTTATGGTGCGCTCGCCTAGTGTTGTGCTGTCATCGCTCTTAGTTATTACCAGTTTAGAGCCATTAACTTGTGTGTTATGAACGCCTTGAGCAATCATTCCATAAAGCGATTTAAGCGATAAAGTGTCCCCTGTTCCGCTTGCTTCTACATTACTTGTAGACCGTTTCAAAACTGTATCCGCTATCTGTGTAGCTGTAGGTATGCTTCCCGACGTGCTAACAACCGTACTATTTGCTGACTGAATTAAGAGGGTTTGCACTCCTGCTGAGTATGCGACTGGATCTCCCCCTGGCCCTCCGACGAGATTCCCTCCTGCGATTCGTGCGATGTAGTTCCCGGTCGGAAACAACAGTTGCCACGACCCCAATAACTCGACGGTGATACCGACCTGGACACCTGGTCCGAGGTCATCAAGCCCTGATCCTTTTCCGATTCTTTCATAGATAATTCCCTCCTCACTCCATTGCGCTAACTTGATAGCATCATAGAGAGTATTGCAGTCTACATCGACTACTCCACTATCGACGGCTATTAGCGACGTATTAAAATTGAAGGTAAACGGCTCGCTGTAATATGGCATTACACATCACTGTTACGGCTGGCATTTACACTACCACCAGCATTAGTCACTCCGATTGTTGTAGTAAACGGTATAATTGGAGATGCTCCGCTACCGTTACGAACATCCACTCTAGCATTAAAATTAGCGTCATAAACAAACAACACGCTCTCACTCGTTGTAGTTGTGGCTGTATCTATAAACGGTACAAAAACATCATCTGTAGTTGCAATATTTTCCGCTAAGGCAGGAGAAAGACCATTAAAGGTTTTTGTCCCTGCTGTGATACTTGTGTAAGTATACCTAGCTCCTTTAATACGAATTACTCCTGCTGCTGGCGTATCCGTCTTAATTGTCTCACTTACTACAATAGATGTAGCCCCTGAGCTTGTTGCCGCTGGAGTATACTCATCAGTTAAAATACCGCCACTGCCATTATCTCTTGCGACTAAAACTCTATCTCCCGATACGAGATTACCAACGGATATTGTAATTGTTGTAGGCGGAACTTGTGTCGTGCCATCGTGAGCAATTAGCTGATAGTTAGTAGCTTCCGCTGCTAACACTCCTGATACATACCACCCTTGAGCAAAGAAGAAAGTACCTCCGGCAAAAGTCCCGAAGGGAGCTGAAGGCACTTCTGCGTAAGCACTATTTAGCACTCTGTATCGCCATCCTGGGATGCTGTTTAATGTCGTTGTACTGCCCTCTCGTGTAATGTATTGCAAGTACTGATACGCCTCTTGAAGCGTTATGCCATTAGATAGGGCGATTGTTCCTTTGTATAACTTCGAGCCGTTGCCGTTACCTAAGTCTTGAGTTGTATCGCCAAACGTAATTGCTACGTCTGTTGATAAAGCTGCTGCCTGTGCTTCGGTAAGCGTAATATTGCCATCTACGGCTGTAGCTAAAGCTGCTGAGGTCTCACCACCTGCTGCTAAATTAACATCAAAGTGAGAGTAGGTTTGTGTCCATTTTCTTGAGAAAGCAGTAACATCACCGCTATCTATTAACGCTCCACCAGTTTTTACTTTCACCAAAATCTGTATGTGCCCATTTGACCAAAACGAGGTGAGTTTTGAGCCATTTTGCACTACATAAACTGGGCTATTAGCTACAATACCACCGATAGTTTTTAAGCCCGAATACTGAACATCTGCGTCATCTTGTTTAATTGATCCAAAATTAAAATACTCAGCAGCAGTGTCATCAATGTTAAAAGCTACACTACCATCAGTAAGTAAGTTAAGACGACTCGCTACCGCACTGTCCCTAGGTCCGTCTAACTTCGATGGATTAGGCGAAAGAATATCAAGATCATCATTACCAGTTGAAGCAGCATCATCAGCTAAATCCTGTAGCCATTCATGCAGCTCAAGCACAGTGTAAACGGTTGTTCCGCTAGTGTGCCTTATGTCACCAGTTGAGCTAATGCTAAAATCGTCCCCTATTGCCATATTTTACTCGTCACTTAGTTGGTTAGCCGTTTGCGTGTTATTACTATTACTCAAAGTCGTTGTTGTACTCCACTCCTGATAATAAGGTGAAGTCGTAGCTTTACGCACGACTATTTCTACAGGTATATCCGAAGTATGAGTATAGGTGTAAGTGAACGTGCCGCTTGTCACTGTCACGTTGCTAATTACCGCTAACGTGTCTGTTCTTCTCAAAAGCAAACGACTGCCTGAAACGATATTGCTAACTGTGAGAGTATACGCCGCCGCTGGTGAATAATAGCTTCCATCATCAGCTTGCATACGAGCAAAACCAGCAATCTCGTTGCCACTGCCATCTACTACCCGAACGCCTTTAAGCGTAGCCCCTGCACTGCCGAACACCTGCCCACGGGCTGTCTCGTATCCTGTACTTGTTGGAATAACCATGTCGTGATACGCCATGTTGTGAAGCGTAGAATCCAACGAATAACTGTTCTGTCCTAGATAGTATTGGATGTATTGTGCAATCGTAGCCGCTGAACTGCTGTCTGTTACAACAATCGAAATCGACCACGTTTTGCCTTCCCAAGTAACTGGACTTGCACCGTGATTCGTTACACTAATTCCTGTCGCTGTTGGAGTTGTTGTAGCAATACCGTTCTCGGCTTGCTGAATAGGAAATGTCTCGCCGTAGATGAGTTGCGTTGTGTTTAATTGAATAACCTCATATCCGACTTTTCTAATTCGTATCGTGCTTGCCGCATTGCTGTAGTATTCAGGGTAAAGCGATATTTGTCCTGTTGTTACTTCACTTGCCACGTATTTCAATTCGCCACTAGTATTGTCGAAAAACGCTGCTAAACTGTCGGGCTCATTGTTTTGAATTAAATACAATGATTCGGTTGTCCCTTGTTTATTAGATGCTAAATCGCTTGCGCTTGTGTTTAAGAATATTTCAAACCTGTATGGTGAAGCGATAAAATCTGCCGTACTTAAACTTGTATATTCTGCTTTTAACTTTAACTTAAAACCTGTCGGTGAGATAGTTTCGCTAGATAAATTAGCACCTGTTAAAGCTTTAAATGTTCCTGAATAACCGTTCCCGCTATTTAAATCATAAGTATATGTTATATTTGTTGCATTACCGCCCCTGCGTGTTGGATTTACGTTCTTAAAACTTGTTGCACCTTTGACCCAATTTACTGTTTCAATAATCGCAGTATCGTTTAGGTTTTCAAAAAAAAGCCCACCACCCGATTGCTTTAATGTCGTTGGTGATAGAGTTAAAGACTGCAAACTTTTGTCTCTGCTTGATTGTGCCGCAAAAAACATGCACAAAGTTAATTGAGTCGGGTTAATTCCCTTATTATCAACAAGCGTTCCATAGTGTGTGCCTTTGTCTGATTCATATCGACCACCGAATGTCCCAGTTCCACCACCTCTATGCAATACCGCATTTTCTATATCGGCAACGCTGCCCCAAGCAAGTTCTTGGTCATAGCCATGAGAATCATTGAAATACAAACTTTCATTTGTTGATGGAAATCCTGAGCTGTAAGGGTGATTTGTAATTACAAACGGCTCTCCTGATAAAGTTACATTTGCATTTGCTTCTAGTGTAACTTCTGTTGCGCTTACATAAGTTGCAATTCTACCAATTACGTTTAAGTCAAAATCATATAAAAACATTCCAACACTTGCACTTGCAAAAGTTGTAATTACAAACGGCTCTCCTGATAAAGTTACATTTGCATTTGCTTCTAGTCTAACTTGTGTTGGGCTTACATAAGATCCAATGATACCAATGAAATTCAAATTAGAATCATATAAAACCATTCCAAGATCTGTAGTCGCAAACGTTGTACTTGAACCAGTCACAGTAGTTGAGCTTGTGCTAGTTGTAATCGTTCCTGTTCCTGTAATATTTGAACCAGTTACAGTAGTTGAGCTTGTGCTAGTTGTAATCGTTCCTGTTCCTTCCCAGCCAGTACAAACATTAAATTCTGACATTGAAATATTTGCACTAGTACCCTTATAAAAAGGCTTTTGAGTTCCACCAAATAAAACATAATTGCCAACTGAACCGCAATCACGTAAAATCACATTATCGCATGTTGTTAAGTTTATTCCTTCATGAGTTCCAACACCACCACGCCAATGAGTTGGACTAATATTATTGATGTCCATTCTGTCGCATGTAGTAAACTTTAAGCTATATAGTTTTTGAGACCCAGTTCTTGACCTTGCGCTATAAAATTGTGAGTTGTTAATTGTTAAATTGTTGCAACTTGTTATTTGCAAAACACCACTGCTACTACTTTGTTCTTTCCCAAAAATGCAGTTGTTAAAAACATTGTTATCGCAATTATTGAAAACATTGCTGTTGAAAGTAAAAAATTCGCAATCAGTCCAAGTACAATCATCGAAATTATTGATTGTTGAAGTCTTGTTACCAACATAGGTGTGCCAACTAACTTTAGTCATTGTTCCTTTTAGACAATCAGAAATATTGAAACTTTGATTATTGTTTGTTGAGAAATATGCAAAACCGCAATCCTGCATTGTTGTTTCTTCTGTACCAACGCTAATAAAATTCGGAGCGCATGAGTTCTTGACTATCGGTTTTGTGTATCCAGATGTGGTAATGCCACCGCTAGTGCAATCTATTGTGCTTGTATTGAATGGTCCTCTAGACCCTCTAACTTCTAAGTTCCAAGAACGGGTATCGTCATAACCGTTATCAGTCCAAAGTTTTCTGTTGTAGCTTGAGTCATAAGCAAAAATTGCAAGGTTTGGAACTCTAATTCTTGCGCCATTCGGAGGAACTTTGCCAAGTGTACCATTTGAAAAAGTAAGTAACCCTGTGCTATTCCAGTCGTAGACTCGGCTTCTGTCGCTTGTATCTAAATAATCACTTGAATAATAAATTGAATAATTTGTGCTTGATAAATTCCAATACCATTCGTACACACCAGTTCCGTTTCCTGTTTCTACCTGTACTGCTGCTGGAGCTGTTTCGCAAAAATGTTGGAATGTTTGAGAATTACTACCATCTGAAACACCAAGTTCAAACCAATCACCATACATATTAAAGTAATTTGCAAAATTGTATGTTTCTACAAAGTATCCTACTTTTGCGTGTACTAATAACCACCCTCGCTGACCGCCTGTTGCTGAATTGACTGTTACCGTTGCTGAGTTGTTTGTAAACGTGAGTACATCATCATCTGCAATAGTACCTGTTTTTTTTCTTAGTTTTACATAGCCAGTAGTGGGCAATGCTGTACCTGCTGTCATTGGAGCTGAATCGCCAAGATTTGCCCAGATACCTAAAAACTCGCCAACGCCAACTGAACTTACTTCTACATCTGTTGTGCCGTATGTTGACAACGCTGGCACATTACCGCTTGAAGCGTCAAAGGGTATCCACCACGTTTCTCTAGCATCAATGTTTATTCCACCGTCATATAGACTAGAATAAGATATAGTGCCAAGAATTGTGCCATTTTGTGAATAGCGGTTGTCACTGTCTATCGTGAGATTTGCTTGTTGATTCAGCGTATATGCTTCGCCATCACTGTAACCTGTAATCTGGTCTAAATTAGTCGTCGTTGAAATCGTTGGCATTTATAACCCCACTACTACTAAACTGTTAGCAGAAGACGCTAGGGAAACTCCGCTATTGTTAGTAATTGTAAAACTGCTAACAAAACTCGGATCTAAATCATTAAACTCAATTCTTTTCACACTATTAGCAGTAGAAAGAGATAATTGATAAGCATTAACTCCATCCGACACTTCTATTGTAGCTCCAAAAGTAGGTGTAATTGCGCCTAAGATTATAACCAATCGTACCGCTGGAGAGTCACCAGTATTGCTTACCGTGTAGGTTGCGCTACCGCCATTTGCTAAACCGTCTAGCTGTGTGCCATCAAGCAAGAAAGTAGTAAAATCAGACAGCTCATCTATACGCTCTAATGCTTTTTCAATAACGCTAGTAATGCTTGTCCCGATGTTTGTAACTGCCAACAAATCGCTTTTAGTCGATTCAGATAATTGAGAGAGTAAAGACGCTCCAAGAGGATACGCCCAGTCAGACGATACACTGCCATCAGGGGGTATAACTGGCGTAGGAACCGACATTTAGCTCTCCTCCTCAATGTCCTCTACCTCTATCCCTGCTACGTTTCCTAAGTCGTCATTTATCATGTTAGCTCGTCGCTTACCTCGTTTAGGAATTATATTGTTTATTACTAAAGGCTGTGCTTTTGCTGCTGTTTCCTTGCTTTGCTCCGTAATGCTTTGCATAGCTAGTCTAATTCGCTCAAGCTCCTGCTCGGAGTTTAGCCTTCTTTCTTCCATTAGCTTTTCAGTTTCAGATAGCTTAATTCTCATCTGTTCAAGCTGTAGCTTTTGAATCTCTAAAATCTGATTCATTTGTGCGGTTTCTTGCTGAATAGCCTGCTTTGTAGATTCGTTAGTGCTTTCAGCTTGCACCTCTAACATATCTACTTGCACTTTGCTTTGCTTGACCTGAACCTCTTGTTGTTTAATAGCAAGTTCTTGTTGAGCTATATACTCTTCTA